TGTGTTAGTACCAACTGTTCCTTCTTTATTTGCACCTTCAGTTGCTTCTTTAATAAGTTTAAGTTGTTCTTCTGTAAAGCCTCCGTTTTTAGAACATTCTTCTATTGAAGGGCTTAAAGAATCTAATCTAGATTTTAAATTTACTAAATCTGAATCAACACTCCCTAGTATTGCTTTACAAGCTGCTATATCGTCTTCAATGGAAGCAGCCAATTCACTAGCTAATCTTAAAAGATCTGCGTATTTATTTGTTATAGCTATAGGAAGAGAAAAGATAACACCTACCGGGCCTGGGCCTCCTACTGTTGTTAATATAGGAACAGCTTTTAATACTGAAATGACATTGATAGCTACTGTTAATGTAGTTTCAAGTCTGCTTACCATTCTTTCAAATGGTTTAATTCTTCCTCTTAGATTAGCTGTATTCCTTGATATAAGATTTAGCGTATTTACTATTCTTACTAATTCGTTAGGAGAAGGGCATTGATTTGAAAATTGAGTAGTGATAGAACTAACCTCATCCAAAATTCTACCTCTAGCATCAGCTTTTATTTTACCTACTTGAGCTCCTACTACTCCCGCTAAATTAGATGGTTTTATTCTGTAGCGCATTATTCAGTAAATACTTTTTTAGACTGTAAGGGACCTGTTTTTCCTTTTAAAATTTTTAAAGTAGCAAGTGCTGCTGAACCTTCTGTGTTTAAACTTCCTACCGGGCCTCCACCATTAGCTGCTATAGACATTGATTCAGCTATTCCAGACATTATATCTATCAGCTCTTTCATATAATTTATAGTAGCTGTTCCTTTCAGGACAGGCTCTTTAGTACTTTGAGGAGCTTTTGCAACTTTCTCTCCTAAAAATATAAGTTCAGCATCTATCGATACTTCTTTTACTCCGTCTAAGTTTATATAATTACTCTGAAGTTCTAAGTATTCATTAGAGTTAAAAAATATACCTTCTTCTTTAGCATTAAAATATAACCTACCTCCATTTATAACTACTTGTGAACCTTTATATTCATTGGCAAGAGGTGGTTTTATTCTAACTCCATAAGACTCTACTTTATTTCTTACTTGGTTTAAAGGTACTAAATGATCTGATGTTAAATATATAGATGAAGCATCTTCGTTTATATCCTCTATAATAGGGTCATAAGGGTTATCAGCTTGTTTTTGACCGTTACTTAGTATAGTAAGAGGCTTTCCTATATTTGTTCTATCTACAAATTCGTTTTTAGGAGAAGGAAATCCAGTTAATCTAAGTGATTGACCTTGTCTGCCGTCTAGTATAATATCGCCAGGGAAAGGTTGCATAGGGTTTACATTAGTTAACTCATCTATATCCTTACCTAGATCTAATTCTTTATCTATATCATCTGGAAATGCAGCATGATTTGGGTGATTCCATAAATTAACTATAGTATTGTAATAAGTCTTAACGTTTAAGTTAGAGGTATCTAAACCGTAACCAGGTGCGGACGTTAAAAGTACTATTTCGTTCTTAAGAGGAAACTTTCTTAGGTCGCTAGATATAGGATAAGCAACAGGTAAGACAGTAGAATCTGATTCTTCTATGTCTTTTTTAAGTAATCTATACTTTATTGCACCTACAGCTTCAGATCTTCCTAATTTGTCCCATTCTTCATGGGTGTCATCAAGGATAACATCAACTACCCGGACAGGAATCATATTATTCCCACCAGAAGATGATTTTTTAGCAGGGTCAGTTGCTAAAGGTACGTTAGAGTAGAGATTATAAGAGTAGTTCATTATAATTCTTTGTCCGAATCTTCGTCTTTATGTATATCGTCTACGTTTTGAGCTGTTTCTTCCGATTCTTCAAGTAAATCTTGTAATTCTGAGAAGTCAAACATCTCTCCGTCACCGCCTTTGGCTTGAATTGCTTCAATTCTCTGTACAACGGTTGCTAATTTTATAAGATGCTCGTCATTTTTAACACCTATCTCCATATACTCTTTGATCATAGGTACAATTAATGTAGCATCCCCAATATTTTCTATTAAAGGCTTAAGTTCTCCTATCAAACCTCTTACTTGAGCACGGGTTTCCGTAGAGTTATCGTAGATTTCACCGAAAATATCAGATAAAGTCTTCTCTCTGAATATAGTTTTATCTAAACTCATAGTCTTTTTTATTATAAATAGACTACAATGGCTTATTGTAAATTAGCCCTTGCTCACTCAAAATCCTGTGATTTATATAAAAATCCTCTTTTAGAACCGATATAACACGAGTTAAGTGAGGAGTTTCACACTCTGTCATCTCTCTAATATAGATATACAGTGCTTTTTTCTTAAAAATTTCAAGATCATACCGAGTTTTAAAGACGGTTAACACAGCATCTGCGATTTCTTGATCAGATTCTTTAGGAAATAACTCTTCTAGGTTAGAATACGCTTCTTCTATCCAAGAATCTAAGAAAGTCGCTAAAGAGATAGCGTTTTTAGAGCGTACATCTGTGTCTACCTCGTAAGAATCTTCAACATCATCAAAAGATCCTATTTGTTTAAGCTTTTTATAGTTTTTATTGTTATAATTAATAAGCCAACGTTTAACTATAGTGCCGAAATAGGAATAAGCTTTTGCTCCATTAGTAGGATCAAACTTATCTATCTTTTCAGACATTAACATAGTAACAACTTCATGTTTTAAGTCTTCTATTTTTTCAACATCTGTATAATAAAACTTAAAAGTATGTATTATATTCTCTGCTAACTTATAAAAAGGTAAGTATATATGTTCGGTGAATATATTATTTCTATATTCGGTGTCTTCTGAGTTATTAAACTTTACTATATAGTCTTCTGTCTCTTTTGTAAAGTAATTACTACTAGCTTTCTTTCTTGCCATAGTTTTCCGGGAGCATGTATCGGTCTAGCTCTTCTTGAACAGTTTTCATTGATTCAAAAAATAACCCAACCTCATCATCTGATTGAAAGACCCCTCGTTCATCTAGATTCTGCAAGTGTTTTTGTGATTCTGAAATAGTTTTTGAAATACTCTGTAGGTATTGTACTTGATCTTGTACAACATCTTCATATTTTTCTACTTTTACCAATAGGTTACGTAAAGCAACTATAGATACTATAAGTAATATACCTAGAATAATGGATAGTACCAGCATTTTATAGATTTTTTAACATATTTTGTAATCCTGAAGAGGAATTTACTCTTTTTCCTGTTGAAGATTGTGATTTTTTCGTTTTAGCATCGGTTGTACCGCCGTTTCTTTTCCAAATATCGTACTCTACCTTAGAAGCTAGAAAATCTGCTGAGTGTAAAATAGAAATTATGCTAGTTTTCTGACGTGAAGTAGGTTGATGACTAAAGAAATACGCTTCATTAGCTTTATCGAACACTCCATCATGGCATCTAATAGCTAAATACTCTTTCTGATTAACTTTAATGCCGAACTTCTGGAGTAGGTATAGAGAACGATCCTGAATAAGCATAAAGTCTAACTCTGGATTGTTAGTATACATTTCATTGAGCTTATCTTGACGCCATTTATCAGTTTGAGGTAAATAGTTAGGTGCTTCCCCATTACCCATCTTACCTAAATCGTGAAATAATGCGGCAAAAACAAGTTCTTCTTCGGTGAAGTCTACCTCTCCACCCATTTCCTTATACAACCTCATTTGTTTTACCGCATATTCCACAACTCTATTAACGTGATCAACGTATCCTCCGGGAAAAGCATTATGATACCATGTTTTACCACTAGCAGGAGCCATAATATAGGTATCCTCCATATGTTCAATCATAGATTTAACCGAGTCTTTACGTTCGGTAATGTAAGTATCTATAATTTTAAGATGCTTTTCGTAATTTTTTTGTATAAGTTCGGCCTCTAACATAGTTAGTTTTGAGTTTCGGTATTAAGTAGTACTTTTATATCACCTAAAGTACTTTTAATTAGATCTAAAGAGTTATATGATTCTTCTCTATTATTAGTTCCTATATGGAAGTTGAGAACTTTTATTTTAGAATCTATAATTTCTATCTTTCTTGATATTAAATCTTTATTTCTCATATATATTGATATATAATTTTTTTTATATATTATTAAGTTATGAACTTTTTTTTTAAAAACCAACTACTTAATAATAATTTTAGCAACTAATTCATCATTTACCTCGTATTTACTACCTGCTTCCCATAATACTCTACCGTAAACACTGATAGTATCATTAAGTATCTGAGGTGATATAGGACCTATTATACGTTTACCGTAAAGTTTTCCTGGTCTTTCCTCACATCCTCCGAAACAATCATCGGATAGGTAGATTCGGGTATTACGTTGAACTATAGGAACTACGTAACCGTCTAAGAAACTAACCGTTACATCTGTAGAGCTTACCGGGATTTGAGTACCGTTATAAGTTTGAAGAGATAACCAAGGGTTATACAGAGGAACAGAAAAATTTAAATCACCATCCACATTCCAGTAAGTATCTGTATCAAATTTAGCTTCTATAACAGTCATATCGTTGTATTGATATTCCTCATACATATCATCTGCTTCAACATATATATTGAAACGAGGATAATATTCTCCGTCAAAATCAAGATCAACATGGTAATATCCGTTTTCATCTTGCGGATAATTAAGAATTAAACGAGCATCACAATCTCCAGACAGACAAGGAGAAGATACATCATCAGGTTTAGTACAGCTTAAAGTAAGGAGGGCGAGTAAAAAAATAAAATATTTCATAATAACCGTTTTTATATTTGTTTGGCGAAGCCCGCCGCGCAAACGCGCGAAGTTGCCTCGAAAATTTTTATCCATTATACTTTTGACCAAGCTTTTCTATAATAGATTTTACTTCTTCTAAAGGTATTTTAAAGAATTCTCTTTGATTGTTAACTCGATAACCGGACAGGTACTCGTGTACTTCGGCTTCTAACTCAATGCCGTTATAGCAAGGAAAGGCCCATTCAAGCACAAAACCGGTAGGAACCGAGGTAGATCTATCTAATTGAGAGACTCTCTTAGAAGGATCGCCTTTGGTATAACCTATCTTAAGAAGACCCGGCATAGAAGGGTTAGAGAGAACATATACATGCTGCTTGTCGACAGACGGGGTAATCCTCATTACTTTACGTCTACCGGTATAATATGTTACCTCCTCCCAGCCATCGTTCTGTCTATCTATATCTCTATGTGGAGTAATAGTGTAGAAACGAGCTTCTGAGTTCATTACATCTTCCTCTACGGGTATGTAGGCTTGCGCCTGTTCTGGAGTAATACGAGAGAATTTGGTGCTTGGTAGATTTTCCATTTTCTTATAACCTTTTTAACTATATGTAAATATAAGAAAAAATTACCGGGTCTCCAACTCTATTGTAATGTTTTTTGCAATATTTAAGTGATCCATGTATCTTTTTATTACCTTACACTTCTCATACTCTTCTACATGTTCAAAATAGAATAAAAGATGTTGTAAACCGTCTTCTACTTTACCGGCTTCAAAAGACTCTCCTATAGTATATAGATGATCAAATCTATCACTATCTATACGAGCAAGGTATTCATATAGTCTGGTATAGTATTTTCTACGTATATTCTCTTTATTCTTTTTAAACTCTTTAGGGAAGTTATTTTCATACATATCGCTCATTAGCTCAAAGTTTTCTAATCCTTTGATTACCATTCCCATTAAAACAAACGGATTTTTGAGCTTATGTTCGATTCCATGCTCTTTATAAATCTCTTCATCTCCTTGTTCGAAGATAGAGAATAACGCTTGTGGGTCTAGTTTATGCATGATTGCTTTATAATAAATAGTAAAAATATGAAATATCCCCCCTATACACAAAAAATTTTGCTAAAAAAAATTTTGAGATCTAGTTGTATATATGCAAAAAAGTTCTTATATTAATCAATATATAAATCTGGTATACTATGTCTATCGAAGAAATTTTATTGTCTGCTGAATCTCATGGTAAGAGAAGTGAGGTTTTAAAGACTGTATCGAGTTTAAAGACATTAGATAGTAGTTTACCTTTACAAGAATTGTATGAAAAAGCTTACGAAATAGTAATGAAAGTATGAAAAAAGATATAGAAGCATTAGCACATCTAGTAGTAACCATAGCGTTACTCACACTAGGAACAACATTAATAAAAGATCCATCAGCATATAATACAGAGACATCTAATGTTATATTGGTATTTTCTATAGCATATATTGTCTACTGTAAGCTTGATAGTATTGTCCCATATATTAAAAAATTAAAAGGTTATGATAAAACAACGCATCTATAAGTATATTAGTTATTTCTTTATATCAATCGGTTTTATAGGTTTAGGATGGATGATAGGTAATCTATTAGCCGAGATTGTATGGTTTTTTATTAAACCTCTATTCTAAATATATACATATATATTACTAATAAGTGAAAGTTATCCGGGATATATTTCTTAGTCAGGCGCTCACGCAGTACTTCCCGCCATCTTAGGGAACAATACTGTCAGGTTTATCTCACCTTGCCGGCACCTTGACCTAACCTTGACCTACCGACGACGGTACCGGTCTTGTAGTTTGTAGTATATGTAGAGTAGGGTTAGCATACCTAGTATATATAGTAGGGTATATAGAGGGTAGTTTAATAGATACTGGAATCCTAATATACCTATATAGAGTATTTGATATAGTATATAGGCTAGTAGGGCTATTGATGATACTATGGCTATACCTTGAAATACCTTTTTCATATTAAGCTAATTCAATATTGTACAAAGGAAAATTGTAAGTAGTACGTTGAGACATCATATCGTAAGAGTAAGCCTTAGCTATAGTACGACCCAAAGATTCAATATTCATACCTCTAACCGTATTCCAGATACTATAAGTAACATCTCCATTCTTATATGTACAAGACTGAATAGTATAGTTCTGGCCTCTATATATAACATCTAAACCCTCTCCATCATTAATAGACAGGATGGCCTTCTTGATAACTTCTGATTTCTTTACTTTATCTGTATAAGTCATAACCTTTATTTTTACTACGTAAATATAAGAACTATATCTCATATAGGCAACTTCTATACCCTTTTTACATTATACCCACCCTTTCC